ATCTAGTCATGACCACAACGATAGAACCATTTGGTTGTAAACGCTGTCTTGGACCAGATGTGTACCATTCATAGGTACGATTGAATACATTGATGTCTGCAGAAGCTCCCTCTTGTTCGGAATGGGGATCGTCAATAATAAGTAGATCAGCACCTTTACCAGTCACCGCACCGCCTACACCAATCGCAAAGTAGTCTCCACCCTGATTGGTGTTCCACCTACCTGCTGCTTTTGAGTCTGACTGTAAGCTTACATTGGGGAATACATTCTTGTAATCCGCACTATTGACTAAGTTTCTAACCTTCCTACCAAAGCCAACCGCTAATTCAGCAGTATGGGCAGTCTGGATGATCTTCTTATCTGGGTATTTACCTAAAAACCACGCAGGAAGCAGGTACGAAGCGAACTCACTCTTGGTATGTCTAGGTGGCATATTGATAATTAAACGCTTCAGATCGCCTCTAGCGACTCTCTCGAAGGCATCCGCCATAATCTGATGGTGTTTACCATGAATAAAGGCTGACCACATCTCCCCAACAAAGGTCATGAAGTCCTCATGGCACTTTTCTCTACCTTTTGCTTTTTCTAGTTCTTCTAACAGGGAAAGAAGTTCCTGCTTCTGATCAGAGGATAGGTTCTTTACTTTACTTAGTACACTTTTATCCATACTTACTATCTAGTATATACCTAATAGGTAGTGATTCTTAAATAAAAAAACTTAATAGGTACATATAGGTAGGCACTCATTAGGTATTCACTGGATACTAGGTATATGTATCTACAGATTATACAATATTGCATGGCTTCACATAAAAATCAACCCTTAATTTTGAAAATATAGTATGGGGGGGGTGAAAAAAACAGTTTTTACCTAGAAAAAAGGGGTATATGGCAAAGAAAGCTAGCAAAATGCAATATATAATAGGGGGGGGTATGTGAAATTAGGTCATATTATGAGTAAAACACTATGTATATATGATCGTCAGGTAGCCTGTTGCATATTTGGGGGGTAGGGGGTCTGTTGGTTCTGTGGATTTCCCTCTATTAAGGTGGGGTCTAGGTCTGTGCTTTAGGTACGCTGTGGCTGTCTGTGATCTTCGTGGTGATCGTCTGCTGATCTGTCTAGTGATTACCCTCTGACTCTCTGATCAATGCTTCTATCTTCTCCTCTATCTCACTCTCAATGTCGTCACTGGTTCTGCTCTCCTTAATCTCTAGGGTGTCGCTGAATAGGTTCACTGTCTTGCCTAACAATTCCAATGCTCTGACTCTTGTACTGTCACTGTCTGCTTCCTTAGACTCTCTCATAAGCTGTTCAAGAACATAGCTTCTCGTTCGAGTAGTGGAAGCTACTGCATTGGTCTCTAAGCGTTCAATACCCTGTTTAATAAATAGGCTAACACTAGGGTTTGCCATTAACCTACTGCAATCAACATGGGCGTGCTTAGGTATCTTCCCTGTCTTGGTTAGAGCAACATCATAGACTTGCATATAACATTCAATCTGACTTCCCAACTTGCCCTTGATGATGAGATCACAAAAGGCTCTCTGTTTCATGGTCAACTTGGTCTTATCTTTTACCAGTTTGAGGTTAGGTTTTTCGTCTGAGGTTTTATCTTTATCCATGAGAAATATTATCTACCAGTTAGCTAGATTTGGTAATGCTCACATTGTGCAATCTATTATGATTAGACAATGATGATAACTTGAATTAAGATATGCACATGACAACGAATATAGGACAATTTATCGAACAGCACTAATCAGCTATGCCTAGCCTATTCATGATGACTTGAGGATTGGAGGTCGAAGAGGAAACTCTTATGAATGGGAAAGTAGATAGGCGAGGAGGTCTCTAGATTTACCTCTTTAACTCACAAAAAGCGTACCTTTAGATTGGGTCTAGGAAATCATCCTACTCCATGAAGCGTAAAACGATATTCGAAGAAACTGATGACAGTCCTCCAACTGTCTCTGAATTAACAGACTGAATGAGAATCCTATTTTTGGGGTTCAAGAAACAGACCTTGGAGGGTCTTAACATTATGAAAATTTTGTATAACATTTTTTATGATGATGATAGTGGTGATGGTAAATATCATGTAGCAACAACCAACGATTTAAAGCGATGGCTTGTTGAACATAATTCAGAACGAGAAAAAGGAGATCAAGAAAAGATTGATGACTTTGTTATCGAAGAAACTACTGATAACTATATTTACTGAAATATAAACCAACTGACGATGACCTTTGAGATAAGGTCGAAACTTTAAACCAGTAAGCAGAAATGCTCTGACCCTTTCGAGGGAGTCTTGGTAATTACTGGTAAATAATATTTATTGGTAATTGAAATTAACTTGAATCATTACAAAAAAGATGGAGGTCTTTATTATGAAACCAAGTCAAGCATTACTGTCTATCAAGGCAGTTTTAAAAGGGTCTAATACTCCGTTTCTTTTAGGAGGAACTGGTATTGGAAAAAGTGCAATTGTTCGAGCATATGTCGATGACATTGCTGAGGATAGAAAGGTGGTCGTGGATAAGATTAATCCTACTCAAAAAGAGTTTGGATTTATTGATTTCAGACTGTCGTTGTATGAGTCTGTTGATTTAGGTGGTTTGCCTTATATCAACGATGCGAATGAACAGAAGAGAGCCTTTTTGGGTAATCTTCCTGTTAGTGGTGAGGGTATTTTATTCTTCGATGAATATGCCCAAGCACATAATTCGATACAGGCTATCTGTGGGCAATTGCTGTATGAGGGAAGAATAGGAGACTATTCATTGCCTAAAGGTTGGAAAGTTATCTGTGCTGGTAATAGGGCAACTGATAGGGCTGGAAGTAATAAACTTCCTAGTCATGTGGTTGGTCGTTGTACCATGATCGATTTCGAGCATAGCACTGATGACTGGTTAGCATGGGCAAGTAAGAATGATATCTGTTCTGACATCTTGGGATTTATAAGTTTTCAGCCCGAATTGTTGAATGACTTTGACCCCAAGATAACAACTCCACAGCCTAGTCCAAGATCATGGGCAAGGTTAAGCGATACTCTCAAAATTGACCCTCCAAAAGAAGTTTTGCAATTGATCGTGCAAGGCGATATTGGAGAGAGAGCATCGATTGAGTTTATGTCATTCTTATCTCTAAAAAATGATGTTCCCAACTTGCAAGATATTTGCGAGGGAAAGGATGTCGAGGTTGTTGATAGTGGTGGTCTCTGCTATGCAACTGTATGTGCATTAGTGACTGTTCTTAAAGAAGTAGGCGATGATAAATTGCATGACTACTTTGCTAATGCCCTTGATTACATTGAGAAATTTCCTACACCCGAATTTGGAATTTTCTTCGTAAGGTCTCTTGTTGGGGCAAGAGATGATGTGGTGGATTCTGCAAGATATGGAGAATTCAAAATCAAGAATCAAGACTTAGAAGTCTAAGTTTTGGGGAGGGCAGAATTTATATTTACTGGTTAAATATATTTTCTGCTCTGCTGTCATGAGTTTTTTTTACTCATCTGAGGAGATCAATTAAGATCGAAACAGCAATTTCTAATAAAGAATGGAGGTTCTTATTATGGAAAAATTAACTAATACTCTGTCTGAAAATGCAGTGTTGGTTCGCATGACTGCGAAACATCCTAGTGGTATCAGAACAGATAAAGCGTTAAAGCGTAATCTAGCAATAGAGACTGAGGTTTCTAGTGAGAGATTACTAGGTGTTTCTAAGCACATTTTTGGCGAGGATATTAACAAATATTTTCGTTCAATCTTGAATGAGTTTAGAAATAGTTTTTACTATCCTATGACTTTGCCTTGGGCAGATAATTCTACTGATTGGGATAACAAGGTTGTTAGTGGGTGGCGTTTATGCCCTAACTCTCAACTGGAATCATTGCAAAATGCAGTAGATGAAGCCAAGCAAAAATGGGATAAAGAAGTAGATGGATTTCTTAAAAGCTACCCACAAAAAATGGAACAAGCTAAAAGAAATCTTGGTAAAGCGTTCAATGAATGTGATTATCCAACTTTCGATGAACTTAGATCAAAATTTAGGTTCGATTTCGAGATATCTACTGTTCCCCAATATGGCTCTGACATTCGTTTGAATGTATCGGAAAAGTTAAGGTCGAAGATAGAAAACGATGTAAAGAATAGACTCAACAATAATATCAAGAATGTCTTGAAAACTACTGTTGATGCTGTTCTTGAACAGACTGATCACTTAGCGAAAAAATTGAGAGAATATGACCCTAAACAGAAACAAAAAGGTTTCTTTAATGCTTCCAGTTTTAAAGCACTGGAAAAATTAACAGGGTCTTTACCAAATATCAATTCTGATATTTTAGGTAATGATCAAGATATCGCTGACGCTCATCAAAAATTGGTTAGCGTTGTTGCAACTTTCAATGGTTATAACAATGGCATTGACTCTCTGAGAGAGGATGATGCTTTAGCTGATCAAAAGAGAAAAGACTTAGCTGATCAATTAGAAGAGTCTGCTGACTCTCTAAAAGGTGGATTCTTAGGAAGAGCCTTTGGAGGGAAAAAAGATGACTAATTTAGCAACTGTAAATGAGCCACAATTGGCTCACGATTACATAGTTAAGGCGAGAGCAAAATTAATGAAAGGTAATGTGGGCATGGCTTCCATGCTCTTACACCTTGATTTAATTGAGGTCGATAAGTCTAAGTGCGAAACAATGGCAACTGACGGAAAAGTAATTTATTACTTTCCTCCTTTTGTCTTGGGTCTAAGCGAAGCTGAACTTCAAGGTGTCTTGGTTCATGAAGCATTCCATGTGGTTTATGAACATCCTTTGAGAAGAGGAAAGCGACATCCTAAAGTTTGGAATATAGCGTGTGATTATGTAATCAATGCCTACATATACTGGGATTTAAAAATGGAACTACCCATGGGTGGTTTACTAGATCATAAGTATAAAGGCATGACTGCTGAAAAGGTTTACTCAATCTTGGTAAAAGACGAGGAAGCCTTGGAAGATGCAATTAATCAGATTAATCAACAAAAACCTAATGGAGAAAACTCTGACGAAGAGCAAGATGCTCAAAGTCAAGGTCAAGGTGGCGATGAAGAGTCTGATGAAGAGGGTACAAGTGACTCTCAATCTGCTGATGAAATTTCAGATACCAGTCAAGAAAATATTTCTGAGACTGGAACTGGAACAGATTGGGATGAACTACCCTCTGCAATTGGCGAGGTTTGGGATGCTACTTCTGAAGATGGAACACCTTTAAATGATGCAGAAATGCAAGAATTAAAAGGTGAGATTCAACGAGCAATTTCTTTAGCTGATAAGTTAGAGGTTGCTATGAGTAGCACTGGTTCATCTAATGGTCTTGGTTCTGCTGATGCGAATAAAGAAGTAAAGGTAGATTGGAGAGATCAACTTAATGATCTTTTACAGTCCTCTGTTGCTGATGACATTTCATGGGCAAGACTTAATAAGAGACATCAATTTAGAGGTATTAATTTACCTAGTAAAGCGAGGTCTCCTCAAGGTGGTGAACTAGCCATTGTGATTGATACCAGTGGGTCTGTTTCTCAATATGAACTGGATATGTTCGCAACTGAGATACAGGCTATGGCTGAGGATTGTGGTCTTGATAAGATTAGAGTCTGCTATTGCGATACTGTGGTTCGTAAGAATCAACAAGGCGAGTGGTGGGATATCTATGAGTTAGATCAAGGCGAGGACATTCAGCTAACTGTTCGTGGAGGAGGTGGAACTTTATTTGACCCTCCTTTTAATTTGTTCAATGACTTTTCAGATGATGTAGACGAGGTACAAGCCATTGTCTATTTCACTGATGGTTGGGGAGAAGTTAGCGAAGAGGTCGAGCCTAATGTTCCAGTCTTTTGGGCAGTCACTGAGAAAAGCAGTTATTCAGAAAACCTAGCCTTTGGCGAGGTTGTGTATGTTGATACTGCTGACTTCTATCACTAGAAGCGATTTAAGAGGGGGGTATTTTGGGGGTCACTAGACCCTTGACCCTCCTCTTATTTGTTCTCTATGGCGATCTCACGAGGTCGATTTTGGCAATTTCTGTCTGAAAATGTGTATTTTCACTGATGATGACTCAAAAGAGTCGAAACAGAAACTTAACTTAACTGACCTTGGAGGGTCGAAATTATTATGGAAGAATTAATAATTAAGCAGACTTGTTTTTATAAAGTAAAAGTAAATTCTGATGATCTTAAAAAAGATAGAGTATTAGAAAATATTAATACTCATCCTGTAGAACTTTGTAGAAATTCAGAACTACTGGATATTATTACTGTTGTTAAGGAGAACTGAGCAACTGGGTGGCGAGAAATATATTACTGGTAAATAATATTTTTCTTGCTACCTCTGTTCACTGGTGTGTGCCAGTGCTGATGATTCCAAAAGGATGAAACAGAAACTTAAACTTATTCAATTACTTTGGAGGTAAATTATGAATAAAGAAATGGAAAAAGTCTTTTCAGAAATGGGAAGCAAGTATGGGATTGATATGAAAGGTAAAACTCCTATTGGAGAATTGCCTAATATCATGAGCAAGGCTGACTGGTTGTTAGTCTCATGTTTTTTGAAATACCCTAATGGTGTTCCAAAAGATTTAGTGATAACTACTCTTAAAGATTTTGCGATTGAGACAATTGCAATTGAGGTTGTTAATACTAAAGGAAATCATTTGATGATGTGCAATAGCAGTCATTTATCTGATGCAACTATTCAAAGCATTTTAAAAGATGTTGAAATTGCCTTGCATAAAAGAGAGGTGAAATCATGAGTGATCTTAAAAGGTATGTATTTGAAATGGATTTCTCTTCTACTGAAAGATGCGAGGTAGTCGCTGAATCTGAGGAAGATGCTGTTAATTTAATGTTAAGCAGTGATTTTTCTGATGATGCTAGTAAATCTTGGGAGGAAATTAAATCTCAAGGTGGAGACTATGAATTAGTTAGTGTGTCTGATGAAGAGGAGATGAAATTATGAGTGCTAGTATTCAGACGAAACATCTAAAGTCTTTTATTGCATGGTTGGAAACTTGCGATTATAGATATTCAATCTCATCTATGAGTGGAGGATTTGTTCATATCAAATTCTTTATTGATGAGGATGAATTAGATTAATAATAAGGCGATAGCTACTTTAATTAGTGGCTATCGCCTTTTTTTTTGGCTCAAAATAAGGTGATCTACGAGCTGTAAAATCACCTGAAGGCATAAATATTTACTGGTATATAGAATTTACTGGGTTTGCGTGGGGGGGGTATGTGTGCGTGTTCATCTCCTGATTAAAAAATATATTTGACCAGTATTCGGCTGTGGATAACTCTGTGGATAAACTGTAGATAAGTCTTGCAATCTGCAATCACCTGATATATATTGATTGACATAAGTCGATCTTGAGAGTTGCTCCCAGTTATCGACTCTAAATAACATAACTGAAATTGCATGAGTCTTGGTAGTCTGGCTCTTGAAATACAAAGGCTACTCCAGTCACTTCATAAGAGTGAGACCTCCAAGTCTATAAGTTAGATGGGAAAGGGTAGATAGCAATATCTACCCTTTTTTTTGGCAGTGAGTGATAGTCCATAAAATCATGTGCTATCATATTGCTATCAAGAATTATGAGGAAAAATTATGAAAATTTATTTTGTTGTAGATCAGAATGAGATAACAAATTGTGCTTTATTTAGAAATAAGAAAGATGCTCAAAGATATATTAAGCAAAAAGAAACTTATGATGCTAAACAATTTTTAATAGATAGTTGGCACGAAGAGTCATACCTTAAATTAAATGTAATTGAATTTGAGCCAAATAAAAATGGAATTATGAATGCTATGAAAGATGTGCTTTCATCATCAGGTAATAATATTGAACAATGGGATTAGTGTTTGTATTGTTTTTAGTGTTTGTATTGGTGTTGGCGTTTGTTGTTTTGCCTGACTGGTAAATAATATTTTTAAGCAGGATACACCACGATCCTGTGTTCCACATGGAACAGCTTTCAATTTGATTGCATTTCACTTAGAATATAGGAATGTTTGCAGTTATTAGACACACTTATAAGTTAGATATTCCTGACCCAAGTAATCCCAACAGTACCAAAAGCAGTGCTAAATGGAAGCACTTGGTATGGATATTTGATACTGAACTAGAAGCTTTGGCTTTTGCCATTACATTATTGGATGACCCATTGATTACTTCTAATAGATGGCTTATCAAATCAGCCATACACCAACTTGAAACAGATAGATACTATCAAGTGGGCAGAGAAAGTGTTGCCATTGCAGAAGTACAGGATGCTCCTGAGATTGTCTTTACTGACGATAATATTGAAAATGCATTAGATGAAATAATAGAGGAAAAAAATCATGAAGAGCCTATTCATTAGATGTTCTGAGGAAACTTACGAACTAGCACACGCTTTAGCTAAAAAAGAAAGCAGATCACTTAACAAACAAATCATCCATATGATTCACAATGAAGCAGATGTCAAGGGTGTGGTTGTTGAAAAGAAACCTGAGCCTGAGAAAACTGTAGAGGTTAAGACTGGTTTGCAAGGCTTTGTTGGAACAGCGACACAGGGTTTTGCTGACTAATATACCAGTAGTTTTGTAGTGCATTAGCACATTCTTGTACCACCATTATCTCTAAGGCATTTACTTTTCTAGGGTTGTTGACCATTAGTTTCCAAAACATTTGTTCTTTCTTTGTTCCCACTTCTTCTTTGATTGTGCGTTGAACTCCTATCAAAATCACGCCACGAGGCTCGTGTCCGTAATTTCCCTGACTGGTTAAATATATTTTATCCAGAGCTGGAGTCTGGACAAAACTTCCTGACTTACTTATCAAACCAAGATACTTATCGCATACATGATGTTGTTGCGTATCAAGATCATCATTGAGAAAAAGCACATCTATGAGGTGTTGATCAAGCACTATGGCTCGACCAACTTTTGTTTTAGAGAACTGCTTGATTGCAACTTTGTGTTGCTTATGCAAGTATGCACTGCCAATATCATTGACATGGATTTCTTCTTTAGAACTCCCAATCGTAGTCATCTTGTAAGACTTCTTCTTCTGCATATCTATTGCTCAAAGGGTCAAAAGTTAGAGCAGTCATGCCTGTTTTACCACACCATGCCCACCTTTGCTTCCAACAATGTATCTCTACATTACTTTCTCCTCGATAAACTGTCAAACCTGTATCACATTTAGAGAACCAAGCATTACTTCCACTGATATCATTACCAGTACATACATTCTTCTTGCCATCCCTGACAAAAGGCTTTGTTGGATGGGCAATGAAGAAACAAAGTACATCAAATTTCTTGCAGAACAACTGAACTTTAGTAAGCATTTCAGAGATAGCATCAGTGACTAAACCTTGATGATCTGAATGTATAAAATTAAAAGGGTCAATGACAAGTATCTTTACCCCATATCTCATGACTGCATCTGCTCCCTTTTCTAATACCCTTTCAATCGTAGGCATCCCTCCATCCTGATAATCTTGGAATAGAAAATGTTCGTTAATAAAGTGTTGGGCAAAGTCCTTTTCTTCTTGCGACATCCTAGCGTTCTGCCCTTGGAAAAATGGTTTACCAGTAAAACATTGTGCCAACTGGATAGCATGAAGCGTTGGGGGTTTCTCAAAAGAACAGTAGTTTGTTTTCCATCCAAAATTCTTGGCGACATTTACACATAACTGATCAACAAAAGCTGACTTACCATCTGAGGGATAGCCTGTAATGACTGCAAGATAGCCAGTTTGTAAGTTAAATAGATGATCTACTTGAGGAAAACCAGTGCTTACACCTTTGGGATATCCCTGTTCATACAAAGTTTGGAACTCATTGTCATAGAAGTCTATGTTATTAAGTCCATGTAAAGGAACTGGTTGTGCATTTAACACTTGATGTCTAACAGTTTCTGCATTTGTTTGCATCAATAGATCATTTGCATCTTTGTTCCCAAGGTAATCTACCTTATAACACCTAGCCTTGTTAAGTCTCCTTGACAACTCCTGAGCCAAAGCATCCCCACTCTCATCCATATCAGTGGCAAGAATAATCCTTTCAACATCCTCGAACTTTGCTCTCTCACTCCAAACATACTTGAATCTGCCCTCTTCATTGGGGTCAACTTTCTTATCATCTGCTACTTTGTTGGGTGCTCCATTGGGAACTGAGTAAACTGTTATGTTGCTGTGATTCTTAAAGGCTTCTTTGATTGCAAGGGTGTCCATCTCTCCCTCTGTAATAACAATTGTTGACTCAACTGTTGGCAAATCATCCTTAAAAGTTTGCTTACCCCATAGCTTGACTGCGTTGTTATCCCACCAAAAATCTTTCTTACCATTTGCTGTTCTCCATTTGACTGCGATGGTGTTAGAACCATCGTGGAAAGAAAAACCTATGACTGGTAAATTATTTTTTTCTGCCAGAACACATCCTGAATCTTCTGCGACCTCCTGACTAATCCCTCGTGCCAATAACCATTGAGCCGTCTTATCTGTCTTGCTGTCTTTGGGTAAATTGATTGGCTTGTTTGGTTTCTTTGGGGGTGTTTTGACGACTGACATTTTGACTCCTTGTGTCCTTGGAAATGCACCATTGATTCCACAATGATGGCAATTATAAACTATGGTTTCTGAATTAATATTGACACTTAGTGGGGTGTCTCTTTTGTTTTTACTTCTGTTGTTTTGGCAACTAGGACAAGTTATTTTGTATTGACCATGACCTAGATTACTTGTTTTGTGATTGTGATTAATGTGACTCTTGATGTCACTTACCTCTTGACTTTGCATACGACCTCCATCATATTACTCGTTATACTAACTACTTTAGTAGTCACTTATTAAAATACCTACTAGGTATATATACCTACTAAGAAACTCTTTTTACCCACACAGCATCAATCTCTTTAGCCATATCATTGGCTAATTTCTTTCTTGATAACAGGGGATAAGCACTTAAACTTCCAACTGCTCCTCTCACCATATCTGCATCTATATGATTGCGTTTTGCTAGTTTTTTAAAGTCATCTGATATAAAATAAGAGAGTGCCTTACTCGAAATATCAATGTCTTTGCTTCCACAATCTCTGACTGCTTGTTTAATAACTAGGAGATCAAGTTTTGTTTCAGCGTTTAAATTCATCCCCAAATATTAATTCATTCTTACTAACTAATCAAGTGTTCATCTAGCTATAAACTTTATATCATCATCTATGTTGAAAAATATAATTAACTCTATATACTAAAGTTTTACACATTCATAAAGGGAGAAAATATGAAATGGAATAACGAAGAAATTACTAACCCAAATCATCTTGCAAGAACCATGATTTTAAATGTCCTGATTGGTTTAGAAGATCAAGTGCATAAAGAAATGTTTGGTGGTCTTGATATTAGAAGTGATATCGCTAAAAGAATATTAAAGGAACATCAAAACTTTGAGGTAAGTGATTTTGAAGCTGAGGTTTTATTGAAGAACATATCATTTGAGATAGCCAAGATCATTGGTAAATTAGAAAATCAAACAGGAATAGATACAGGACTTGTGCAAAGAAATAATGCAGGTTATGTAGATAGGCAGTCTTACAAAATTTAATAGGAGACCATATGGAATTTGAGATTAAAAAAGGCATACCCTTGCCTAGATCAAAGGGCAAACCAAGAAAGTATGATTTACCTCTAGAGAACTTAGAGGTAGATGACAACATACACATACCAATACCTAAAACTAAGATTGCTCAAGAACAAAAGATTATAAGGAACTTTGTCTTACGCTTTACTTATAAGAACCCCAATAAGAAGTTTACTGTTAGACAGTTATCTGATGGCATAGGTATATGGAGAATCAAGTAATTGAAATACACTAACAATCAGAACATTCCTGAAGAAATAATCAGGGCAGTGCATAACGATAGCTACTCTAAAGGTGCTTCTACTATGTCAGTCACTGGTTTGCTTGCTCCTCCTCGCATTAGACTACTTAAAGAGGAACATGACTCTGAGATTAGTGTGGATGTCTCTAACGAGATTTGGAAGCTATTAGGTCAAAGTGTTCACACTATCCTTGAGAGAGCCAATGAGGGCAACGAGGACACCATTACAGAGGAGAGGATGTTTGCTAAGGTCAATGGTTGGACTATCAGTGGTCAGACAGATTCAATCTCATTAGGCACTAACACTTTAAAAGATTACAAAGTCACCTCTGTTTGGTCTGTAATCTCTGCAATGAAAGATGGGAAGATAGAGTGGGAGCAACAGCTTAATTGCTACGATTGGTTGCTTCGACAGAACTATCCTGAAATTTCTATTGACCAGTTAAATATTATTACGATCAATCGAGACTGGAGCAAAAACCAAATGCTGAGAAGTGGAGATGATTATCCCAAAGCACCAGTCAGTGTCATTCCTATTACCAAATGGAGTGAAGAAGAACAAGAAGAGTTTATTAAACAACGAGTTTCAATCCATCAAGATGCAGAAGCTGATTATCTAATCAGTAAGACATTGCCTTTGTGTAGTGATGCTGAGGTGTGGAGAAGAAAGGATACTTATCGAGTTATGAAAAAGGGTAGGAAATCTGCTCTGCGTGTTTTAGATACGCAAGAATTAGCTGATGAGTATGTAGGTGGTCACGATGACAAGAAGATTCTAAACATAGAATTTCTAAAGGGAGAATGTATTCGATGTAAAGACTATTGTGATGTGGCTGAATTTTGTGATCAATTTCAAAGGGAGAAAAATGAAATTATTAGCTAAAGAAAGAAACTTTATTTCAAACGAAGTAAAAAGATTAATGGAACGACACCATCTAAAAAAATTAGAAAGGATAAAACAAACTAAAGAGTACCAAGTATTCGATAGTGAACGCAAAAGTCTGTATGAACTAGACCTTGAGATTAAAAAACTAGAAGAGGAATCAAGAGTTAGACATAACAAACTTCAAAACAAAATAAGAAATTACAATCTTAGAAAAGGATTTCAATATAATTCAGGCATTAGGATTCCTTATCGTGCAGATCATATCCCTTTGGGAATTGAATGGGATAGTTATGGTTGTTATCAAGAAGCAGTTGAAAGAGACATCATGATGAACTCTTTTAAGCAGATAGATGTTCCTAAATTTATAAAAGATTTGTTTAACAAATATAAGAATATGACTTACAAACAATTAAATACTGAGGAGGTATAAAATGGCTGATAAAAAACTAACCTATGGCGAAGTGTGGGAAACACTATCCAAAGTGGATGTGTCAAAACACACTGAGGAGAAAATGAAACTAACTTATTTAAGTTGGTCAAAGATGTGGGTGCTGTTGTGTAAACATTATCCACAAGCACAATATGAGTTTGTGGATTTCGATGGAGTGCCTTACAGGACTCTTCCTGATGGCACTACTGAGGTTGTGGTAAGAGTTATGATTGATGACTTGGTAAGAGAAATGAGATTACCAGTAATGGATAATAAGAAAAATCCAGTGATCAATCCTCATGCTAGGCAAGTATCAGATAATGCAATGCGATGCTTGGTTAAATGTGTAGCGATGTTTGGATTAGGTATATCAGTCTTTACTGGTATGGCTGATGAAACTTTACCTGATGAAGCTACAGATGAACAGCCTAAAGGCAAGAAAGCACCATCCAAAAAAGCTGAACCTGTAAAGGAGGAAGTTGTTGAGGAAGATGCTATGGGGTCTAAAGGTTGGGCAGATGCTTTTGTTCATGGATTTGTAGAAACCTTAGCACTTTATGATACAAGAGATAAAATTGTAAATGCTTACAAAAGTGAAACTAATCGTCAAGCAATAGGAACTCTTAAAGATAAGTTTCCTAAGCATAAAGAAACTTTAGATGTTGCGATTCAAGATTTTATAAGTAAATTACCAAAGGAGGTAAACGATGACTGAGGAAAGGATGCAGAGTGATGGAGCAATCTACACTAATAACTATAAAGACAACGAGAAACAGCCTGATTGGACAGGCAAGGTTGTCTTAGATAAGAACTTACTCAAGGCTTTAGTTGAGAAAGTAAAGAGTGGGCAAGAAGCAGAGATGCGTGTTGCTCTTTGGGATAGGACTTCTAAGAATGGCAACGATTACAAGTATGCTCGACTAGACATTCCACAGCCACAGAAAAAGAAAGAAGATTTTGTGGCAGACCCAAGACCAGTAGAGCCTGTAAACAAACCTGAGATTAGTGATGACGATATCCCTTTCTGAGGTAAAACCCTTGCATGGCAAAGAGTTGATACAGGAGATAGAAAATTCTATTGA